ATATAATATTCAAAGAAAATACGTTCTTGTTACAGGCGATTCCTGGGCACAAGGTGAACTCGATGAAAATAAAGACTCTGATTGGCCTGCAACCCACTCTGTCAGTGGGTATTTAGCATCTGAATTTCCTCAAAGATACGTTGCTGTTGGATTTCCAAATCCCGGATGGGATGATTTTGAAAGTATTTACGTAATTGAACAAATGCATGACATGTTTGATTATATTGTGTTTTTTAAAACATGTGGATTACGTTCTATTATGTTACAAAACCATCCAGGTAGGGCGGACTTTGGCATCACCGAAGAAGAATTTGATGTTAAAAATGTCATCGCTCAGGGTAGAATTATAAACGATATTGTATATGAAATGTTAAAAGAATGGGAATCAAAATTAATTTTAATTGGCGGTCTTAATAAAATTACTAATGATGGATCTAAATTAAACACTGTTCTTACAATTCCAAGTGTGATAGAGAGATATGACTCCAATGTTGAAGATGTTGATGTTTTTGGTTGGGAAGACATGTGGGAATTTTACAAACCAAGAGTTAAAGGAATCAGAGCATATCAAGATTCTCTTTTAGAAGTGATGGATAATTTTGGGAAAAAGAAACAGTATATGGAAGCAAATCCACATTATTATTTTCCTGATGGAAAACACCCAAATAAAGTATTACACAAAGATTTAGCTAATTACATAGGAGAATATTTATGGACGCTATAATTTTTGGGGCAGGCCCTGAAAGAGAATTGGTACAAGGAGTTCCTCAATCTCTTTTTTCAGTTAGCTGTAATTTGGCATACACCAATGCAAATGTTTATTTTGCACAAGACGACCAAATAATAAATCAGTTAATTCGTAAAAAAGTAAAAGCACTTTTTACTACATTTAGAATGTATGAAAAATATTCTGATAATCCAAACGCTGGTTTTTTCTTATTGGATGAGGATAAATTATGGAACAGACCTCAAGGATTATCGACAGGTATACTAGCAATAAGCACAATGAACAATTGGGGATTTGATAAAATTTACCTAAGTGGTTTTTCTTTTGATAAACCAAATTCAAGTATTATTAAACTTGGATCGGTAATGTCTTCAGTAGACATGAGAAAACTTTGTGTAATATCTGAAACTTTTGAACATGATATTATAAATTCAATTACGAAAGAAGATTTTTATGGACTTAGAAAAGCTTAGAAAACAACTTGAAATTGACGAGGGAGTAGTTCATGAGATTTATCTGGACCATCTCGGTTATCCTACTTTTGGTATCGGCCATCTGGTTACGGAGTCAGACCCTGAACACGGACTTGCAGTGGGCACCGCCATTTCTTCTGAGCGATGCTCTCAAGCCTTCGAGTCGGATATCCAAGGAGTCTTGCGAGACTGCAACATCCTTTACTCAGACTTTCACAATTTGCCAGAAGAAGCTCAACAAATAATTGCTAACATGATGTTTAACCTTGGTCGTCCCAGACTTTCAAAATTTGTTGGCATGAAACGCGGAGTTGATTCACAGGATTGGAATGCTGCTGCAGATGAAATGGTTGATTCACGTTGGTATCGTCAAGTTGGTGCACGTGCCGAACGGCTTGTCAACCGGATGCGGGATATCAGTTAAAAATCAATCGTGCTGTAATAATTTTGTAACAATTTAATGTTATAATTTTTTATCATTGGCAAGAAATTGTCAATTTTATTAAAGGTATTGATAATGGATTTAATAACTCTTTGGATGGCAGTAGGTTTCTTACTTGCTGCTTATTCTGTAATTGCAAACGATTCTGTGCAAACCCTAGGCACCTGGATTGCATCTAATAATGATAGGGTAAATTGGAAGGTGATGTGGTTATCTGCATCATCTGTTTTATTATGGGCACTATGGTACGGTTGGTATATGTATGGTGGTGACATATCATACGGCAGACTGAATAAAATTCCATTCCAAGAAATACAATGGTATCATGCTATGGCTCCTGGTTTACTTCTTATACTTACTCGTATAGGTGTACCAGTATCAACTTCATTCTTAGTACTATCCGCATTTGCTTCAACTTTTGTATTAGAAAAAATGTTAATGAAGTCTATGATGGGATACGCTGTCGCAGCTGTCGCAGCTTATATTATCTGGATTGGTGTTACTAAAATTTTAGACGAAGCAAAACCTGTAAAAGAAGAACATAAAATATATTGGCGAGTAGGCCAATGGTTTACAACAGGTTTTCTTTGGTGGACTTGGTTATCTCATGACATGGCAAATATTGCTGTATTCCTTCCTAGAGAAATTCCAGCGGACCTTATGGTATGTATTAGCGTGGTATTTGTTGGTGGTTTATGGTGGATGTTTAAAGAGGGTGGTGGTAAGATTCAGAACATTGTCCTTGAGAAACATAATACACGATATGTACGAAGTGCAACGATTATTGATGGTGTGTATTGGATTATCTTATTCTTCTTCAAAGAACTTAATGATATACCAATGTCGACAACTTGGGTGTTCGTTGGGTTACTTTGTGGTCGTGAACTTGCTATGGCAACTATGACCGGCAAAGAAAAGTTCAAGACAGTATTTCCTTTGGTAACTAAAGACTTCTTCAAGATGATGATTGGTCTTGGCGCATCAGTTTGCGTTGTTTTAGCCATTCACTATATAATTGTGCCTAATGGGTTATTTTTATAGGAGAATGAAAAAGTTGCTTAATTAAAATTTGACGGCGAAGTTTAAATCCTGTAGAATTACTCTATGGGATTTAAACTAGCAATAATGTCTTTTGTTATTATGGCAGTAATGGCAGGAGGCTTTATTTTATACTACAAACATACACAAAAAACTATTGCCACTCTGCATCAGAACAATGCAAAGTTGGAAGGTGCTGTTGAGTCTCAAAAAGCAGCCATTGAGTCAATGGATGAAAATTTTACTAAACAATCAAAATTAGTAGGTGATTTACAAATTAAATTGAGTGAGGCAGAAGATGGCTATAAAAAGCTTGCCTCTAAACTTCGTAGGCACGATTTAGAAGAATTAAGTAGAGCGAAACCAGGATTAATGGAAAATAGAATTAATAAAGGGACTGCAAGACTAATCTTAGAATTGGAGGAGATATCTGGTGTTAAAAAACCTGCTCCTAATAAGTAGTGTTGCTTTTCTCTTGTCGGCATGTGGTTCCGTTGAGAAACTAAAAGTTTTTTCTAGTCCAGTAGAGAATAAGATTATCGCCCCCTCCGATCCTAAACCTCTGCTGTTAGATAAACTTCATTTTGACGTTGTAAATAAAGATAATTTACAAAAGTTTTTGAAGGAGCTACAAAAAGAACAAAATACAGAGGAATTTGTATTTTATGCTATAACTCCTAAAACATATGAGTTATTAGCATTAAATATGCAAGAAATTAAAAGATTTATATTACAACAAAAAGACATCATAATTTTTTACAAAGAGGCAACAAAACCATCAAAGGAGGGGAATCTAAATAACAAGGAGAAGTAAATGCTTCGCCTATTCACGATTCTTTCTCTTTTATTTTTTAGTGTTAACGCATTAGCACAAACAAATACAGTGAGCACTGTCACAAGCGGAACCGTAACTGTTGATAAAACTCCACCAACAGCTTCCGCCCCCTCCGTTGTTATTAACAACTCAGACGTTTGTAAAACAGCTTACAGTGCAGGGGTTCAAACTCAAATTTTAGGAATTGCATCTGGCGTAACTGTCACAGATAAAAACTGTGAGCGGCTTAAACTTGCTCGTTCTTTATTTGGAATGGGGATGAAAGTTGCAGCAGTTTCTACACTGTGTCAAGATGCACGTATTTTTGATGCTATGATTATGGCAGGAACACCGTGCCCGTATAAAGGTAAAATTGGTACTGAAGCTTTAGCTGATTGGGAAAAGAATCTTCAAGATGTCCCTGATGGAGCTAAATTTTTAAAGGACAAGAAAGAGAGGGATGAGAATGATCTTGATGCCCCTTTTACGGAGAATACAGAGGGTTAGAGGATGACTCTATTGAAAATGATACGCGTTTGCCTCTCGCAATACTCGGTGGTTTGGCTGTGGGCGTTAGTTGTTATTTTACTGGGGGTCTCACTTGCATCCTTATTCCTGTCTTCTTCCTCTAGTGCGCAAGAGGTCGGACCAAACGGCGGAACAATTGTGTCAGAGGAAACAACAGTTCAAAGTTTAGGTAGTGGTTTAGAGGTACATACTACTACAACTGTTGAGGAGGTAACGGAGTCAGTTACAACTACAATAACTACAGAAGGAGAGCCTACCACTGTTGTATCCCCAAATCTTCTTGAAAATCCAGGGTTTCAAGATAGTTCAAACACAACAAATGTTCCTGATTGGAATACTACAGGAGGAGTTTTT